TCGCAAATGGTTTTGGAGTGAGCCTATCTTTTGTCGGTGAAAGTGCCACATCGGGCAATTTCCGACAGATGGCTAACATTCAAACACCTTGGACCACAGCGACGGATGCAACGCGCACCGCAGACATGGTTTTCAACCTAACAAACAGCGCCACTACTGCCGAAAAAATGCGCATCTATGCAAATGGGCGCGCAATGATTGGTGGTGGTACGAATCAAGCATCTGCTGCGCTACAGGTAAACTCAACGACTGGCGGATTCCTTGGCCCAAAGGGAACAAACGCCGAAATGCTGGCCATCGCAAGCCCAGCAGAAGGTCTGGAATTCTGGAATACCACGGTGCAGGGTAAGTGCGTGTTTGATGGCACCGACTGGCAGCGCTTAAGCTGCCGGCCAACCCCAACCGTAACAGCGGGAACTGGCGCAGGAACGGGCGCTACCGTTAGCGTAGTTGGCAATGACTTGGCCGGAGTTATAACGGTCGTAGCTGGCACATCTCCAGCTACCAACGCCGTGGTCGTTACGCTCGATTTCCATACGGATTTTGACGTAGTACCAAAGTCGGTCTCTATCACAGGTGCAAACTTGGATGGGGCAACCATCTGCGCTCAAACGGCCAATTTAAGGGGCTGGTCAACCAATGAGAGCTCTATCACCGTAGACGAGTTTACCGTTGTATCGGGAGCATCCGGCAACGTTGCTGTAAGCGGCACAACCTATAAACTGTTCTACAACGTAGGACAGTAATTTTTCACATAACACAATCGAATATGAAACACTTCACAACCATCATCTTCCTGTTTTTCTGGGTCATTATAGCCCATTCACAGACGACCTCCACAGCGTCGGCAGTCTATAAGATTCCGGACACACGGCCCGACACTACCCCAGTGTGGGTGATAGTGCTCGATTCCGTTCGGATGTTTGCTGCTGACCCGAATTACGATATGCGGATGGATGTTGTCGCGGGATGGCGTGTAAGTCGCCTGGTTCCGGATGGGCATAATTTTTATGTAGAGGACAAGTACTTCGATACCACCGGGACGCAGCTTGATAACGATATCGTACTGTTCGCCAAGAAAAGGCGGGTGGTACCAAACCGATTCAGACAATGAACCCCAAGAAAACCCTGCTCGCACTGCTGGCCATGTTATCTGCGATGATTATTGGCCAGCGCGCGCGCATAACATCTGAGATGAAAACGCTGGGCGTGGCAGCAAAGTTTTTGGTAGTATTTGCCTTTTCCTTGTTCGCCACTCTGGCCCTGCTGCATGGTCTGGACCTCTTGCCAGAGTTCCTATCCATCTGGAGCATCGACATTCCATTTTGATTTTTTCGATTATGTGTTGAACGGCCCCACAGCGGTAACGCTGCGGGGCTTTTTCTTGTCCTACCCGCCCGCGCGCGTGCCAATCACTTTTGCTCCATGATTGAAGCCACGCGCTTATTCCTCAAACAAACCTCATTTATGAAAAAGCAACTGTTGGCCATCGTGGCCACCCTTACGCTCCTGAGCTACGGCCTGAGCGCCCAAACCCTTACCCTCACCGCAGGCTCTGCGGAGATTGCAACGAGTGGCGTAAAAAACCACCTGTACAACCTCAACGACCTTTACTTCCAGTACAACACCAACACCGAAGTGCTAGAGGCACGCGTCGTGGAAACCCGCGCGTCTGTGTACAAGGCGAACATCAGTACCGTCGCCATTTCGGGCCTCACCACGGCCGCTCAGAAACTTGCCTGGCTGGAGAACACGCACCTGAAGGCGAACACAAAGCAGTTCAACAACCTGCTGCCAAAGACTGGAATCGCTGTGCGTTACAATGTTTCTGGCAAGGCTACTGCAATCTATGGGCGCTACAGTGAAAGCAAAACGCCGCTTTGGGAAGGAAACATCGACTCGATCAAAACCGCAGCGTCCGACAACTCCACATCGCTTCGGCTTGCCGCTTTGCGCGCCATTGTGCGTGGTGCAACCCCTCAGCTCATCGGTAACAATGCAAACGTTCCGACCATTGCCGCCGGCGCGGCTGCAGGATCTGGAGCAACGGTGGCAATCACAGGTAATGCGCTAAACGGAGAGCTTACGATTAACACCGGTTCTTCCACCACCACTACCGGAGTATTGGCTACGGTTACGCTCCCAGTGGCTTGCCCTAACAAGTGCATTGTGAAGCTTCAGCCATCCAGCACTTTTGGCTCTACCCAGGATAGCAAGGTTTTTACCACCACGACGGCTGGCACTTTCGTGTTGAACGCAAACGGGACCGCCTTGACGGCCAGCACGGCTGACGGCAAATGGTTCTACACCGTAACCTGCAACTAGCCAACCCCGACCCATGCCCCAGTTTAACCCACACAACGTCCGCTGGCTGCGCAGCAATCCCACCACCGGTGGTTTTGCCGCTGCTGATATTGATGTCGAGAACGGCATCATCCCGGGCGTGGTCATGGTGCAGGAAGGTCCGGCAAAAGGGCACGGAGTAAACCTGGAGGCCGAGTTTGTGGAGAAAATCCACAAGTACGATGTCCGGCATTTCTCCAAACGAGGCCTGAAGGCCCGCTTCGGCCATCCAAACGCCTCTGGCGAAACGATGGGAACGCAGCTGGGAGTCTTCAAGAACTTCAGCTTGCGTACGGAAAACGGCAAGCTGCAGCTGATTGCCGACCTGCACCTCCTGGAAGCCTCTGAATCTAGTCCTACCCATCCGGGTATGCGCTCCTGGGTTTTGAAGATGGCCGCTGAGCAGCCTGATTTCATCATGAGCAGCATCGTGTTCAGCGCGAAGGGCTACTACCAGCGCAGCCCAAACGGTAGCAAGCACAACCTCATCATATCTAAAGAATACTACGGAGAACCCTTCACCAACTACAAAGAGGAGTGGGGCGACATTTTCGTAGAGTTCGACGAGCACTACTACACCGACCTGGTAGAAGCTGGAGCGGCCACGGATTCGCTGTTCAGCACCACTGCCAACCCACACCTGTTTGTCTCCAAAGTCCTCAGCTGGCTGGAGGAGCACCCCGAATTGAAATCATTTGCCCAGCAACACCCGGAGAAAGCCTTTGAGCTGCTCAGGGCGCTTGGCATAGAACCTAAACCCCAAAAACAATTGAAGATGTTCAACTTGAAAGAACTGTTTTTCGGCAAGGAAGCCCCTACCGAAGCGGTCACCATTACGCCCGAACAGGTAGCAGAGCTGCGCAGCAAGCTCGACAACGTCGAGCAGGAATTTGCCCGTAAGCAGAAAGAATTCAAAGCCCTGAAGGATGAGGTAGACTCGCTCAAAGAAACCCTGAAGGGTAAAGAAACCGAGCTCGCAGCCGCCCAGGCCAAAATCACGGAACTGGAAAAAGATCCAGCCGCTGGCCACACCCAAGGCACTACCGGCGACGAAGGCGACGACAAGAAAAGCTTCCACCAAGACCCTGCCACCAAGCGGGCCATGGCAGCCTACAGCCGCCGCGCACCAAAGGCCTAAGGCCAACCGAAGACAATTAACCCCAAAAACCCGCTCAGCCCGCTCCGCCACTTTTGGCGGGGCCGGGCCTGAGTAAACCCCAAAAAACAAATGGACTCCACGAATCACGAATACGCGATAGCGTTCCAGGACTACGTCCGCACCTATGCCGACGACCTTTTTTGCCAGCTCTTTTACGGGTTCAAAACCTCCGACCTGGCCCAAACCTTTGAGGGAATCAAGGGTGAGCACATCATCACGCAATTGGAAATTGGCGAGAACCTCGCCCGCCGCTGGGGCAAAGACTTTGCCCCGGTCGCTAATGCCGCAACTTTCAAACCGCGCAAACTGAAGACCGTCCTGAACAAGGTCGACTTCTCTATTGTGCCACAACAGTACGAGGCATCCTACATGGGCGCCTGGAGAAAAAAAGGCCAGAACCCTGGCGATTGGCCGTTCTCGGCTTATGTGATGAGCAAGATGATGGCCAAGCTGATGCAGGAATTCGAAGTGGCCATCTGGAAAGGTGTAGAGGAAGCCAGCCCAAGCGATGGCGACTTCTTGCGCCAAACCTTTGATGGTTACCTGCAAATCATCGTTGAAGCCCTCGCGGCCGGCGATATCGACGCTGTGGTGACCGGCGCTGTAAACAGCGGCAACATCATCGCAAGCCTCCGCACCATGTGGGCATCGGTGCTCTCGCAGTACAAGGAGAACGGGACGGATATCTTCATGAGCTACGAGCTCTACGACGTGTACCGGATTGCGTACAAGGATGCCTACAAGGTGGACCCTGCCTATATCCAAATCACGGAGGCTGGCTACCAGGGTGTGTTGTACGAGCTCGGCAACGGCAACACGCGCATCATCCCTATCAATGGTATGTCGGGCAGTGGCCGCATCATCATCACCCCACGCGAGAACCTGACCATCGGTATCGACTCTCCAGCTGACACCATGTTCAATGTGAAGGACGATATCCGCGAACTGAAGTTCTGGATGGACTTCCGCATGGGCGCGCAAATCCTGTTGCAGCAAAACGGAATCCTGGTAGTGAACGACCAGGTCTAGTAATCAAAACACACTTTCGTGCTGGGCGAGAATCAAATGTGCTCGCCCAGCACATTACCACAAATCGTACACACGATTCTAAACCTCTTTAAAATCATGTCTGACCCTAAAAATACCACCCCGGAACCCGCCGCTACAAAAACCTTTACTGAAGAGCAAGTGAAGGCATTGATGGCCGCACAGGAAGAACAGCTTGCTAGGGCAAATGAAGAGCTGGCCGCAGCAAAATCAGAAAAGGTAGTCATCGTAACCAAGGGCATCCCGGTCACCATCGACAAGAAGCGCTACCTGGTAGTGCACGGTGTGATTGTGAACAACATCCGGAAAACCGCTGAGCAAATCTCTGAAGATAAAGCGCTCTGCGCAAAGCTCATCGAGCAAAAGAGCTCCGCAATCCAGGCCGTTTGACCTGGTTGGTAAGCCCAATTTTTTAACCCCAAAAAATCCCAAAAAATGGAAGAGTGTGAATGCACCATAGCCGCCATTGCAGCATTTTGCGGTGGCGTGAACGCGCCCGGGCTTGACCGGGAACTTGCCATCACCTGCGAGGACCAGATTGATACCATTGCGGCTCCTGGGGCCGACACGCACGTGATCTCCACCAACATATCCATGACAGCCAGCCCGGCCGGCGTGTTCTTCAAATGGGGCTTCGCCAAAGAATCCGGCGAGTGGACCAGCGAACGTGACGAAAACGGCCTTTGGAACACGGAGGTCAAAATCTTCATACAGAAGCTTGAAGCCACGAAAACCTACGTGTTCAATGGCTTGACTGGCGACAACCTCATTTGTGTGGTGCCTGACCGGAACGGCGAAAAACGCCTGGTCGGAAGCAAGACCAATGGGGCTTCGGTGAGCGTGAAAGAGGTAACCAACCCTCGTAACGGTTACGAAGTATCCATCAAGTGGCAGAGCGCCTACGCGCCCTACTTCTACACCGGTACCATCACCTACTAGGCCATGGCCAAGAAGAAAGCAAACGGCCAACAACCCAACGATGCTGCGCTTCTCGAAGCCGCAGCATCGTTGGCCACGGTCACCGAGATCCACCTGGAGTACGTTGGCCCAAACTACAACCTGGGCATAGAACTTCCAGGAAGCCGAGAGCTCATTCGTCCGCGCGATTTCTCTTTTGAGCAAATCGCGGACTTCACCGAAAAACACCCGGAGTACACCGAATGGTGGACACCTGCCGGGCACTGAACATGAACGAACAAACCGTCAACCTCACCTACGAAGCCATCACCAACCCAATCCTTCGGTTGATGCTGTATTTCCTCGCGGCTGCGGTCGTGGCGCTGTGCGGCGCTGTGGCCTATATGTACCGGGAAATCAGGGGTATGCAGCGGGAGATGTTGACGGCCAACTACGATGCCATCCATGCACTCGATACGGTGGCCGATGCTGTGAACGACCTCAGAAACGATGTTGCCACAATAGCCAAACGACTCCCCCAATGAAAAACGAACTCAAAGCCGCCACCATGCAGCGCAAGCTGTCAGCCCAAAACCTGGAGAGAAAGCTAATGCCAGACCGGTTCGTCACCGAGCGTGCCGCACCGGTTCGGAAAGACCCGAAGCCCCAGCGTCACAAGTCGAAAGAACTTGTAGTGGTGGCCGCAACCGCGTAACCAAACTACCTATATAGATGAATCCGGATAACAACCTTAAGGAACTCCAGGAAGTGCTCGACTTCGCATTTGGTGGCGTTGAAGCCTTCAAAGATGCTTCGGAAGATGGCAAGTTTACCCTGCTCGACCTCCAGCACCTCTACCCGCTTTGGGGCAAGGCTCAGGCTGCGATTGAGAACATCGGAAACCCCTTGCATCGATTCCTCGCATTGAACGCCGACGAGCGCCAGGAACTCCTGGTGTACGTAAAGCTTCGGTTCGATATCGAGGACGACGAACTGGAAGACCTCATCGAGGACACGCTCAGCGCGCTGGGCAGCAACGTCAACCTGGTAAAACGCTGGAGCGGTCGCTTCAAAAAAGCGGCTCCAGAAGCCTAATCCGAATCATGCCCATCCCGGTCGAGGTCCTTCTCCCGCGCCGATGGCGCATCTTTCCGCGCACATACCGCCGCGCCCTCCCCAGCTCTTTCAAAGAGGTCGAAGAGGCGCGGCGGTTGCCGTTGTGGAAGGCCCTGAACTCCCTGCCAGGCGCGGCCGGCCGCTTGGCCGCTATACGGTACCTGCTCGACCTGCCAAAGTCTGTATTTCGGGAATTTAAGGACGAGCACGCGCTCGCGCTCCTGGAGGCGATGCCCTGGCTGGACGTGCAGCCTTCGCCCACGCCCTATATAAAAACGTTCCGGTACAAAGGGGAAACCTACCACTTCCCCAATACCCACGGACTGAACTTCGTGGCCATCGAGTACCCCATCGCCGACGAGGCGTTCATCAAGTGGGCCGAGACCGGCAACGAGCAAAGTGCGCTCCTGCTCTGCGGAGCCTTGCTTCGGGAAGAAAACCCGGACCAAGCAGAGGCAATCCTGCGCGGCGACAAACGCGTGAAGCTGCTTAGTAAAAACCAGGCACAGGCCCGGGCGGAGCACTTCAAAGAACTCCCTGAAGAAATCCGTACGGCTGCCCTGCTCTACTTCGCTGGGGTGAAGCAGTACGTGGCCGGCACGTACGGGAAAATCCTTTTTGAACAAGCTGAAGGCGAGGATAAAGGCGGTAGCACCACGCCTTCGCTGGGCTGGTGGTCCATATACTTTTCTCTGGCCACGGACGGGCCGTTCGGCAATCTTCAGGCCGTACATCAGACCCCATTTCACGACCTGTGCCTTTACCTGGTAGACCGTGTGCGCCAACAGCGTGAGGAGGAAATGCGCCGCCGTTTGGCCTCGAGCAGCTTTGGAAAGGAGGAGTAGCCTGGTGTGTCCTTTTCGCCCGTGTGCGGGTGGGGGACTTTTGGGTATTCATTCACCAACCTGTAATGGTCACTACCCCCAACGAACTAAAAGCCTACTTCGCCACCATAGCCGCGGACTTGAACTGCGACTTTGTGTATGGCGATTCGGAGCGGATAATTAACCGCCAGCTGAGCAATCTCCGGTACCCCGTGCTTTGGCTGGAGGTGCCGTCCATCGGGCTTTCGAGAAACGGCGGCCTGATACGGACATTCCGGTCGGCATTCTTAACCCTGACGGACAAGGCCCTGGACGATTGGGAAGGCCAGGACAATGCCCTGGACGAGATGCACTCGCTCACGGAGCAGGTGCTCCAGCGTATGCAGGCGGATAGCGAAGAACTCCCAGTCCCATTCCTTTTCGATATGGCCGGCGCGCAATCCGAATACAAGGCGAAGTGGAGTCCGGACGATGATTGGGGATGGCGGACTGAATTTGAGTTGGTTGGGGCGGCTTGTGATAACGAGGATTGCTGCGACTAGCCCCTAACCCCTGAAGGGGAGTATTTGTCATCAAACACCTACATCATAATGCAACAAGCAATAACGCCCGGAATTGGGCATATTTCCAAGAAAAATCCTTTCATGCCCGGCGATGCCGTGGTCCACATGTCTAGCAAACAGCGTGGGATTGTGGTCCAGGTTTCGAGAGACTGGGCTAAATTCGAGCTGCTGGGGGAAAAAGGCCGGAATGGGCAGCCCGTGTACAGACGTTTCTCTTATCACAAACTGACGCTGCTGGCCACTCAGGAACAATTGAAGCAGGGCTTTGAAATGTTCCAGAAGCAGCGCCAGGTCATGGAGAAAAAAGCCAACTCGCCCTTTAACCGTCTAGCCCGCCGCATCACCCAGTTCTTCGCGCCCAAAGCGCAGGCTGAACCACAGGTGGCAGGCTAGATGTATGGTTGGGTGAAACCGATGCCGGGCGGGTGCAAAAGCATTCGACCCGGCATTTTTTGTTGGTTCTGGAATTTGGCTTACTTTTGGATGCAGATTACTTTCAAATTCAAAATAATGCGCTACCTAATCCCTATCCTGCTTTTGCTCAGCGCCTGCGCGGAAGAGCAAACCATCAGTGACCCCTACGACGCCTCGCGCATCGTGGGCACCTGGCGCAGCATGGTGCCGGCCAATCCGGACTGGGTGTACCAGTTCGATGGCCAGGGCTTTATGCGGCAGACGTTCCACTTTGGCGGGGCCACGCTGTCCAGCCTGGAGTACCCTTACGCCACGCGGCAGGACACGGTGTTCATAGGCGGTGACGCAAACGACCCTGCGCGCACTTGGATGGTTCGCTTTGAGTGCGATTCTATACTTGAGGTTCGGAACGTTACGCCTGGGACTTTGATCCTGGGGCAGTTCTGGTTGCGACGGGTAAGGGAGTGATTTCACTTATAAGTGAAAGGGAAAGCCCCGCCGGATCCGGTGGCGCTTTTTTTGTGCCACTATTGTACGTTTGTGACAAAACGCTACCTTTGCCCCGCTAACTCACCCTCGGTCGAAGCAATTTCGATTCCACTTCTTGGTTAAATAAATCGGCTCCCTGGTTGCCATTTCTTGCCCTTGCGGCTGAGGATGGGTTAGCCTTCCAGGGCAGCCGTGTAAATTTTTCTGTCATGCTAACTGACAAAAAGAAGACCCGCACCCCAATCACCTATGAATCCGCCAACGGCCTGCTGAGGCCAGAATTCGACCAGTACCACCACAAAGTGCACATGGCCATCCTGCTTTGCACCTTTGGTGATGGGGAATGGTGGACCAGTCTACTGCACGACGCCCTCTCGGGCTGGATGCTCACCGAAGATTTTCAAACCATGAGCCGACCGGAGCGCCTTCGCCGGTCGGACGCGATCAAGCACCTTTCCACGTATCTCCGGGAATGTAGCGGTGGGGCTCAGGCCACCCGGCGCCCTTCGGCCACTAGCAGGCTACGCCTGGCCAGGGCGGTGATGGGAGAGCCTTTGTGGCAGGAGGCGTTGGGCTTGATGGAGCGGCTGAGCGCCCGATAAACAAACCGTCATTAAACAAGCCTAAACTATATGGAAAATCCAATCGTGACCATCGCCCCAACCGAGCTTACGTTCGAGGAAACCAAACTCACCTGCCCAATCGAGGACGGACACCGGATGGTACCTGTTAAAACCGTTTGTGCTATCTTGGATGTCGATTATCAGACCCAGGACAACTGGCTAAAAGGGCACGTTTTGTTCAGTCAGTTATATAGGATATCCTATACAACTGGAGCCGATTCTAAGACCTATCAGATGAGTTGTCTATCAATCTTTGACCTCTATGCATGGGTAGCTAGCATCTCTGACAGGAACAGGCGGCCAGGCTCACTGGAGCGACAATACCGGTTCATGGCCTGGCTCCGGGAGAAGATGCTCGACACTTACAAGAGCATCGACGTGTGGATTCAGGAGAACAAGTACGAATCGCAGCTGCTGGAGCTGAAGGAGCGCACGGAGACCCAGTTATTCGAGGCAATGCAGACGGTAAAAGAGCTGAAGGGTAAGGTGAAGGAGATTGACACGACCATCGAGGATATACGGCTCAACAGGTTTACGGGCCAGACGGCGCTTCCGTTCCCGGAGGACAAGAAATAAAGCTGCGCTTATGGTAACTGATAACGCGCTAAGCCTCACCGGAAACGGTGGGGCTTTTTTTGTGTCCTAGGCAGGGGGAATTGCGGGGATGGAACTTTGGCCTATGGCCAACCAACAAACCGAAGAAATTAAAGATTTGATACAGGCCGAGCTGTCAGAGTGGGCTACTGGATTCATAGGGGCCAGGAAAGCCTTTTTGGCATCCACCGTATCAAAATCTGGTGTACTTACCGACTCTATGAGGTCTGACATTGACCGTCAGTCCAGGCAAGAAGCTATAGAGCTGTTGATATCATTTGCGGAACATGGGCGATTCCTTGACATGAAGCCCACCGCTCAAGACAAGTATGGCCGAAACGCGATACTTAGGTTGGTTGACTGGGTAGAAAGGACTGGGCTTAGCAAATTCGTAAGGGGATGGGAAAGGATTCACGGAAAGCGGCCTATAGACGACAACAAACTTCTAAACCGAATCGCCTGGGGCATTGTGATTAGAAGGACGCAAGGCAAGTATAGGCGCCGAATCTGGTGGAATAAGTCAAAGCAGGCCGCTATCACAGAGCTGTTCAACGAAGTAGCTTCCAAACTACCCCCCAAAATATCAGAACAGGTTTCCCAAAGCCTAAAACCCAAATAACCAATGGCAACCCGTAAAGACCAGGTTCAAATTTCCATTGCATTCTTGACCGATGAAAGCAAGGAGTATGCAAAACTAATCCGCGAGAATCAAAAGTTCATCGAGGACATTCAAAAAGCTAAGAAGGAAGGTAAGGACTTGACCCATGTGATACGTGACATGGCTAAGAGTGGTGAAGCGATAAGCAAGATACCACTGGACAAACTCGCTCCAGCCCAGTTAATTTCAAGGGCAAAGCAGTTGAAACAAGTATTAGACTTAATCCCATCTTCAGCTCCAGAGGCGAAGCTTCTGGCTAATGAATATCAAAAAATCAACAGTCTTTTAGCTGAGCAAAGGGTCAAAGCGAAGGGGGTTTCACAAGCAATGACTTCAATCCGGCAAGAACAGTCCGGGTTTAGTAAGTTTTTGAACGATGCCTTTGCCGTAGCCGGAGGAGTTGCCCTGGTTGACACCTTAAAAAGTGCGTTCAATGCCTTGGTGAACTTCGGGCGTCAAGCTCTGGCTGAAGCCGATGCGCAACTCGCCGCCGACGCGCAAATAAAAACCGCAATTCAGAGCACAGCGGGTATAGCTGGCAGGTCTCTGGCCGACCTGAAGCGCCAAGCTGAGGAGCTCCAGCAGGTAACGCTTTTCGGTGACGACCAAACGGAAGGGGCGCAGGCACTTTTGCTCACGTTCACGAATATCCGAGGGGAGATTTTCGATAATACCATCCCATTGGTTCAGGACCTGGCCACTGCGTTCAAACAGGACCTGAATTCTTCAGCCATTCAGGTTGGTAAGGCTTTGAACGACCCAATCAAGGGGGTTACGGCATTGCAGCGTGTGGGCATCACGTTCACGGCCGAACAGAAGAAACTCATTTCATCGCTTGTTCAGACAGGCGATGTGGCTGGGGCGCAGACGGTCATACTGAAGGAACTGGAACGCCAGGTGGGCGGCTCGGCCAAAGCAGCATTTGAAGCCGCCAACCCCTTGCGGCAGATGACCAATTTATTTGGTGAACTGCGTGAGGCTGCCGGAGCACTTATCGTAAGCGCCCTGGAGCGCATTGCTCCCCTGGTGCGATCGGTCGCAACGGCTTTCCTGGATTTTGTATCCGTTCCGGTGAGCGAAACCCTTGAGAAAGAGCGGCAAGGGTTCAATGGCGTGGCTGTCCAGATTCAAAACACCAACGTGGGGAGCACTGAACGGACGGCCTTGATAAACGGCCTTATCCGTCAATATCCGCAGTACCTGAAGGGTATCGATGCCGAGAAGGTGACAAACGAACAGCTCGCCCCAATCCTGGACAAGATAAACAAGTCGTACGTGGTCCGGATTGCGCTACAAAGGCAGCAGGAGAAGATACAACCCTTGCTGGAGCGGGAAGCCGACTTCGCGAACGACCTGGCAGAGAAACGGGCCAATTACAATATCGCGCTGGCACGTGGTGCAGAGCTGGCTGGTATCAACCTGGCCAATATCAACGGAGAAGCCGCGCAGGTGGCTGCTGTTACTGCTGCGCTGGAGCGTAAGGTGCAAGCCCAAGGCCGAAACTTTTCGCTTACGGCAAGTGAAGAGGCTTTGGCCTTAAGTCGCATCAAAAGCACCTCGGCTATTGCATTAGCTACTGACCAACAGGCATCCGCTTCTCAGCGCGTGGTTGAAGCCGAGCGGCAAAGGCAGGCAGTGGTGGAACAGCTGAAGCAAACGTATGGAGAACTGGTCGACGAAGCTGCGGGGTTTGAGGGGGTAGCCGGTGGCGGAGCAGATGGCGGTGGGGATGGCCCAATTGCTTCCACCAAAAAAGAAGCCGAGGCGGCCGCCGGATCCCTGGCGTTCCTGCGCAAGCAAATTGCCGATGTCCAAAAGGAAATCGAGGCCACACCAGGCGACAGCAAGGCGCTGGAGCCGCTCATTCAGCAGCTCCAGATTGCAGAGCGGGCATTGAAGGCGCTCGAGGAGCGGATTGCGAACCTTAAAAACCCGCAGGCCGATTTGGCTCCAAGCGATGAGGAGATTGTACGCCAATTGGGATTTGGTACTGAAGCTCCGAGCGGTTATACGGACGCGGATAGGCAAGCTATTTTGGAGTTCAATGACTTCAAGCTGGAGGAGGAGAAATTGACGGGCGAGGAGCTGTTGGCATTCCAAAAAAGCCTTGCGGCAAAGAAAACAGAGGCACAGCTGGAGGAGGACCGGAAAGCCGAGGAGATGGCACAAAAGCGGCGGGATGAAATCAAGGATGCCGCGATATCGTCGGCATCTTTAGTAGCCAGCGCACTGGTCCAGATTCGGCAGAATTCTATTGCCCAGGAACAGCAGGTAGCCCTTGACGCACTCGACCGGGAATATGCGGCTAAAAAACGCGCAGCGGGTGACAATCAGCAGGCCCTGGAGAGACTGAATAGGGAATACGAGCGAAAGAAAGCCGCCATCGAAAAAGAGGCTGCGCAGAAGCGGAAGCGTACGGCGCTCATCGAAGCTACCATTGCTGGGGCTTTAGCGGTCGTAAAGGCCCTGCCAAATCCCGTGGCGGCCATCGCTGCCGGTGTGGCCGCAGCGGCGCAAATTGCGGTTATTTCTAGCCAAAAATTTGCTGGAGGTGGTTACACCGGGCCTGGACAAGGCTTTGCAAAAGATAACACTGGCCATGAGCCGGTGGGTGTGGTCCACGCGAACGAATGGGTGAGCCCGCCTTGGATGGTGAAGCACCCGGTATGGGGGCCGCAGGTGGCTGCCCTGGAAAATGTGCGCCGGCGCGGCTTCGCGGATGGTGGCTTTACGACCACGCCCACGGTGAACGTGACGCCCATCGGCGCAGGTGCGAGCTCTACGGCGCAGGTGAGCATGGAGGCTTACTTGATGCTTGCGGGAGAATTCCGGTCCTTCAGGAACGAGATAAGTGCCTGGCAGGGCAGGCTAAACGTCAGCTACCTGGATATCGAGGCGGTTGGCAGCGACTTGAATTCGGTCCGGGTGGACGCTGGGCTGTAGCATGTCCTATACACCCGCGCGCGCGGGTGGCACTTTTGCCCTATGGACCCCAAAAACATCCCATGGCGCGGTGAAATCAGCATCCAACAGGTGCTGATGGAAATCCGCAATGATAGCCTGAAACCATTCTGGCTCGCATTTGTGCGCGCTAGCGGAAAATCTGCCGGCAGCGTGAAGGTCGTGTCGACCGCACGCTATGGCGCTCCGCTGGACGGGCATGGGGATGTTGGCAGCCGAAACGGCGCACGGCCTAAATCCGTGGTGCTGCATACCGAGAAGGGCACCCTGCCCATGACCGATGCGACCAATGGCGAGTACCTGACGCCCCTCATCAGCCACATCATCGGCTACAACCTGTTCAAAGTAAAACACTGACCCCAATGACCACAGAAACCCAACAACTCTCTCCAGACACTTATTTTCTTCCTGGAAGTGCTGCCTTGCTGACCTTCAGCCGAAGCACTCCAGAGGTGACCGACCGTGCCGGCAACGGCGGCAAAAAAATGCAGATTACCTATGGCAAAGACCAACCCGCCGAAATCTGGACTTGGGGCAAAAAGAACATCCTGCCCCAGGAGCGAGAGGCCCTGGTGCTGGACAACAACATCGTGCCTGAGCTGATGGCCACCAAACGTGACATCACCGTTGGTGGTGGACTTATGTGCTACAAAGAGGTGTTTGTGGATGGCAAGCGAACTATTGAGGAGGTTGAGATGCCCATCGCGGCGAAGGCTTGGCTCGATAGCCTGGCAGACAGGAATGGTGGACAGGATATCGACTCATATCTTTTGAAGTGCTGCCGCAACCTAATTTACCACGCAAACACGTTCACGGAGTTTGTCCGTGAAAAAGGTGGCGCTGCGTTCTCTATGAAGGCCATGGAAGCACGGCATTTGCGCCCTGAAAAAATGGGCACCAATGGCATAGTGGCCAATTGGTACTGGAGCGGCAACTGGAAGGAGTTTCGCAAGGAAGAATACATCCCGAAGCGCATCGCTGCGTATTTGGGAGAGCTGGCCAAACAGCCGAAGTTTATCATGCACTGCATGGATGACGTGCTGAGTGACGAATACTTGGGTATCCCTACTTGGTGGGGTGGCCGCGCCTGGATTGAGTGCGCGAACGCCATTCCAATTTTCCATATAAATAATCTGCGCAATGGATACACCATCCGGTGGCACATCGAAATCCCAAAAGACTATTTTTGGGATGCCCCTGCCGGTTCGATGGCCATGAAGGAAAAAACAGAAGCCAAGGACCGGGAGAGCAAGGCCAAGCAGGAATTTTTGGGAAAACTAAACGCCTTCCTGGCTGGTCAGGAACAGGCCGGCCGGGCGCTCATTACCGACTATGAGCTGAACCGCGCTGCCGGCAAGGAATTCCCAGGCATTAAGGTCACACCATTGAATGTTGACCTGAAGGATAAGGCGTTGCTCGAGCTTTTCGCCGCATCGAACGATGCAAACATCAGCGCCCAGGGCATTCACCCGACGCTCGCTGCCATCCAGACCCAAGGGAAGCTTTCCAGTGGCTCTGAGATAAGGAACGCCTTCGCGATGTACGTGGCCATCAAAACGCCCGTGAAACGGGCAATCCTGCTGAAGCCAATCCAGTACGTGCACCGGATAAACAAATGGGGTGAAGGCATCAAATGGGGCTTCCGTGACATAGAGATCACAAAGCTGGATGAAAACCCTGCTGGCCAGCAGCAAGTGGCCGTGGGGGCATGACCTACCCCGAAGCCCTGGAGCGGCTTAGAGCTGCCAACCCGGAGCATATCCTGCTGCGGGTTTTGGCATTGTCGGAATCCGAGATGAACTGGCTCATATTGACCGCAGAGCTGGAGAAGTATGAGGCTCCATCCCCTGAAGTGATGCAAACGCCCGAAGACGCTGAGCCCCAGGTGGGCGATTCGGTTTTGGAGGATTTGCACCGCAAGCAGGCAACGCTTTACGGCGAGCGACGCAAGCTGAGCAACTCCTTCCACGATTGCTCCACGGATGCGGAGCGGCGCGATGTGAGCGAGGCCATACAGGCCGTACAACGCCGCATCGAGCACGTGCGCAAACAAATGGCCGACTATAAGAAGATTGGCCATGTGCCTGCTGAGGCCGAGAAATATCCGGTGCCTGAAGACCCCTTCAAGCTGCTTGCCTTGCGCGATTCTTTGCGCTCGAGTATCAGCCGAAAATCCCGGCAGGTACGCGAGCTCGCATTGAAGGCATTGAGCGATGCGCAGCATAATAAAAGCCTGAATGAGGCGGACAATAAGCTCCGCGAACTGCAAAACCATATAGAACGTGTCCAAAAAGCTATCACAGATAGAAATATACAGCCAGGCCGACTTCGGGAAGGCTGAGCGGCTTGACCGGATCCGAATGCACATGATCGAGCCGGAACGCTTCATCCTGAATGACCAGGATGATGCCTATTATCGGCAGCTGCAATCGGCCTATCACCTGGTGTTTGAGGAGCTGAGGGAGTCGGTGGCCACTAAGGCCATAATGGAGAATGTCCAAGGTTGTGATACCTGGCATCGGGCCAATAAGGTGCTCCGTGATATTTATACACTGTTCAGCCCTTTCGTTCAGAAAAACAAGGATTTGAGGCGGGCAATACTACTCGAGAAATTGTACTTGATGGCTGATGCTGCTCAAAAGCGGGCGGTTTTTAAGTATGAAGTCGTCGACAATGAAGGTCACAAAGAGGAGAAAGACGGCGCTGACCTGGAGTGGATGGAACTTGCCGGCAAGCTGTACGCACAGGCCGCTAAAATCGAAGGGCTGGACCAGGTTGAATTGGCCACGATAAATCCGGACGAGCTCACTATCCCGGAAATCGAAATAACCAGTGACCCGATGGCATTCATAAATGCCCAAAATGATGTGGAGGACGCTGAAGAGTGGGATGCTGACGAATATCCGGACGAGGAGGCGGAGGATGATGAGGAAGGTTAAAAAAAAGCAGGTTTATTTCAACCCCAAGCAAATCGCCTTTGTATCGGCGCCGCAGAAGACAAAGACCTGTGTGGCCGGTCGTGGATTCGGCAAATCGACGCTGATTGCGTTGATTTTGCTGTTTATGCTCAAGGCTATGCCAAGAGCGAAGATTTTCTTCAGCTCTACCACGCTTGAGCAGGTCAAGAACTCTACCCTTCCTCCAGTCCTGGAAAAGCTTGCAGAAATGGGGCTGCACGAGGATAAACACTTCGTTGTAGGCAAAGACCCCTGGAGTTCAAATTCAAAGCACCGGTGGTTTAAGCGACCGATCAGTCCGGTCAAGAAGTATGATAATGTGATCACCTTTTGGAACGGGTTCACGGTGGTCATTTTGAGCGCTGCAAAGCCAAACAGCCAGCGCGGTGGCTCGTATGATGCTGGGATTGTGGATGAAGCGGCGTTTGTTAAGCGGGCTTTTTGGGAAAAGGTGCTTTTGAAGATGATTCGGGGCAATCTGTACCGTTTCAATAGCGAAATGCACCACTCGGTGTTCATCCTAACGTCTCAGCCTCGAACCAGTGAGGGCCTATGGGTAATGGAGATGGAGGAGAAGGCGCTGGCCCAGCCAGAAGATTACCTGTTCATGTGGGCTAGTGCTAAGGACAACAAGGTTGTCCTGGGAGAGCAGTGGTTCAAGACGCAAAAAGCGTCGAGCAGCCCATTGGATTATATGATCGAGGTGGAGAACATCCGCCTCAAAAAGCTTCCAAACGGTTTCTATCATCGTTTCAACGAGAAGCGACACGTGTACCGTTCGCCATTGGATGTTATAGGGATGCCTATGGACATAAGGCATGACGAAATGCTGGAGGCTTCGTTCGACTTCTCTGGTAAATTTAACTGCGCCAGTATATGGCAGGAACAGGATGATGTGGAGCGCTGTGTTCGACAGTTCCACCTCAAGGATGAGGGGAAGATAAAGAAGCTCGTGGACGATATCACCACACACTTCAAAGGGCACGGCTTCAAATACGTTCGTCTATGGGGTGAACCTCGAGGCCGCGACCGTAACCCATTCGACGAGGATGATATCTTCACCATCATACGCAAGCGCTTCGAGCTACGTGGATGGGGTGCTGAGATCATGGTGCCAACGGGCATGGCTACCAAGCACCACAAGGAGCGGTTCTCATTCATGGAGGTAATGATGGACGAGGAGGACTCTAGGCTGCCAAAGCTTCGGATAAACGAGTCCTGCGTGAATGTCATCACATCCATCCAGGGCTGCGATATCAAGCCAGATTACACGAAGGACAAGTCCATGGAGAGGAAGGAGGACTTCCCTCAAGAGAACGCGCCACACTATTCGGACACGTGCGACTACTACCTCTATTACAAACATCAATGGAGGCTGAACGACTCAGCCAACCAACGTGCCGGCACGGTCACGGTCATGTGACCGCTCATATTACATGAGAATTGGCCGGCCGTTAATTAACGATTTGCTAATC